TTCAATCTGGTTTGAAGCCGGAAAACAAGGAAGAAACATTTTCCAAGTTTGAGTTACAAGCTTTCTTTGCAAAACCTGTTCAACCAAATCAGTTGCCGCACCTATATAGCCTTTCAGTAATTCATCATCACCGGCATGATCGATGATAGCTTGTTGCTTAACATCGGTTAATGATACCGGAAAGCTTGAGGGCGGGGTTACTATTTTTTGTATTCTTGGATACATTATTAATCCTCAAACCATCCGTCGAAACCACTTGTAACTATTCCGGCGGCCTGACCAGAAATAACCCTAACTTCCAAGTCTGTTTTCTCCGCAAATTCAAGTGGTATCACATAGGGTTTTGTTATGGCACTTCCTATCAATGAAATCACATCTTTTACTTGGAACGCTTCACCTTGTGGCCTAGCCAATAGTGAAAACTCAGAGCCTTTATTTGACAACTCGCCAACCGTCAATGTTGTAATATATGCTTCTTTGCCATTTGGCACAGTCCATTGTGCCATCAAGGTTTGACCCCTGAGTACGCCTATTTGGGCAAGGTTAACCAGGCTGGCATTATTTTGTATGGTAATAGAGCCTTCATTTGTGGCTGAAGAACCAGCGAGATGAACCCTCGCCCGAAATATCCTAATAAAACTTTTTGTACTGACAACATCGGTTTGACCGTTCATTATTATGTGGTCAGAGACTTCATCGTAATTAGAATCAAGGCCGATTAATGATATAACCGCGGCTCCGGTATCGTTTGCCGTTGCGACTCTGTATGTATCGCCAGCCTCATTGGTTATATCGGTTGACCCGTTGTGCATGGCGTTAACGGTCAATGTTGTTTCTGTTACAGTGGAAATAACTCCATGTGCTGACTTGGTGTCATTTATCAGCATGTCACCTGTTGCAACAGTGTCAGTTGAGAATGTAGCCCCTGTGTCAATTAGCGTTGTTGTAGTCCCACCTGTGGCGGATCCGCTACTGAGCAAAAGTCCTTGATCATCGACATCACTACTGACAGTTTGCAGAGTTTCGGCGGCTGTCAAGTAGGGGTATGCAGCTTGAGCCAAATCAGAAACAAGTGTTTGTGTCGTTAAAGTGCTACCATTCCTACCAAACTTATTAAGTGAACTGTGAGAAGGTACGTCTCCTTCGGCAATTGCGTAGGTGTATGGGAACGAATTCACCCTAAGCAAATTACCGTTATCAAGTGGCACATCAGCCCAAACACCATCAAACCTTTTACCGGCAACATTAGCCCTTGTTGCAAGAACCATTGTGTCGTCAGTTTGGATTTGCTTTAACTGTGAGAAATCAAACCCTGTTGCGGTTGTGCTGTATCTTATTCTTAGTCTAAAAACACTTTGAGCTACTACACCGTTGACAAATCTTAGCCTTAAATATTTAGCACTTGGAGAATCGGCAAACCTTTGACCAACGCCCAAATCAATTATATCAGTTACAAGGGTAGATTTACCGACATTGACACCATCGGCTGACCTTTCAACGTACAAATTACCCTGTTGGTCAGCTTTTAAAGTAACCACAAATTGAGCGTAGTTTGTAGTATCGAACCAACTTCCTGTATAGATATGGTCGGCCCCGCCGGTATCACCTGGCAAAGAAGTTATGGTCGAATTTGTATCATCTTGGAATGTTGAAAGGCTTATTGTTTGGCCCGCCCCACCAACACCCCATGCCGAACCATCATAAGTAAAGCTTGACTTTGAATCAGTTTCAAAGAAAACAGCGCCAACCAAAACGCCAGTAGTTGGCTTTGTGTCAGTTGATAAGCCTTGATAATGTGGCGTATGCTGCAATAATGAAACGGCAGAGTAAGCAACTGAAGAAAGCAAACAAAACAGAATTGCAAATAATATCTTTTTCATGGTTTACCTTAAATAAATAATTACTTTGCCGCCCTTGGCATTACCGGCATTTGTTACGCCCAATGTCAGCGCAGAAGCGACAACAGCACCAAGCCCATCAGTTGTATTGTCTTTTTGCACAGTGGCGGCATTGCTCAAATTTGCACCATTGGCGATAAGAACATCTTCACCATCTGAATCATTGATCACAACATCATATAAATTTGTCGGCTGTGTTCCTCCGGCGTCCGGTACAAACACCACTCTTTGAATGAATCCGGTGTAGTATTCAGTGCTTGTTGAATCAGCGGCGCCGGCGGCATCACTAAGCCAATCAAATTCAACCTTTTTCACTGAATAAACTACAACTTCAGTATTGGTTGATGATCCGGCGGCGAATGAATAAACCACCAATCCAAAAAGCATTAAAAGAGCTATGAAAACTATTTCGACATTATACCTATACATTTTGTGTCTCCTTGTTTTGTCCTTACAAAAAAGGCCAAGCCTGGACCTGGCCCTTTTAATCTGAACAAAAACCTATGATCTATCTTGCCAAACCTTAACACTATCAACACTTAAAACGCCAAGACCAGCACCAGAGACTTTATAAAGTCCACAATGCGGCTGACATTTAGAGTTTGCAGCACTGGCAGCATTGGCAAATGTAGTTGAGCTAGCAACCCTTTCGCCGTCAATAAAAAACTTGATATCCGTCTGGTCAGTGCAGTCAATGCGTAAAACGTACTGAGTACCGGCAACCATAGTTGTTGATGTGGCGGCTGCTGTATCTGTTGCGGCATCATCTGACTCACAAGTAACAATGCCACCGGCTGGTATTTCAAAGCCTACACGGTAAGCACTACCACCGTCAGCCCATGCGCCATACAAACCTATTTGGCACAAGCCGTTTAAGGTTGGCAAGGTGTCAAGAGTCACAACGAACTCAGCAATAGCACCCTGGGCGATTGAGCACATAAGTTCATCATTCATGTACAAAGCGGCGTCTTGCTTTTGGGAGTCTGCCGTAAGTGAACAAAGAACCTCACCGTTAACACCATCGGCAACCTTTGCAACTGTGGGCGGTGCCGCACCAACTATTTTTTTGACCCACTTTGTGCCTGATTCTGGCGAACCGGCAGCGGGGATAACTACATCAGCACCAACAAAGTCATCATTAACAACTTGTGGAGCCATTAATACTAATGTTTCAAAGGTTGATTTGTCGTAAAAGGCTTGTTTGCCCGATCCGTGATAATTGTATTCACATGCTGTTTGTCCCATTGTGCGCCTCGCTAATTTTTAGCACCGTTTCCGGCAAGGTTATCGCTTTACGGCGGTTTCTTTCCCGCCCTTCTTTGTTGCTGTTTCGACCTTGGTCTTTTTTTTCATAATAAAAGTTCCCGTTAAAAACCAGGGATAGGGTCACGGGAGCACGACCCATTTCAGCTTTCGCTTATCCCTGATATTTTTTAAGATCAATCAACGATGAAGTTTTGATCTTTGTATCGTGGAACAACAAAAGCTGTGATGCTCACAAAGTTTGTTGCTTCGCTCGAGTCGTCAACGGTCATACCCAAACAATCAAAACCGTTTGCAACATCAAATCCGGCAGGGTCAATCTGCATTACCATAACTTGATTAGTGGTTCCTGCTGTGCAATTAACGGTAATGGCGTCAGTCTGTCTTGTCAAAACACTTGTGGTCGAGATATCAGCATTTTTCCAAATAGGCACAGTGTTTGTAATGGCCTTAACAGCGGTTCCGGCAACGGCTGTTGCCTGTGTTGGGTCAATGCCAGTGGCGTGTGTAGCGGCCTGGGTAAAGGTGGCAACAATAAAAACCATATGTGCATTTTTAAGGCTGATATAATCGGTTGTGACGCCGCCATTCGTGGTAACTGGTGGGGTTAGGGTTACAGGTACGGCCTCTTCTGGTATTCTTGGGTAATCGCCCATTTTATTTACCTCATTAAAGATATTATTAAAAACAATTCAAAGATTAAAACAAGGGGCCATTACAGCCCCACAAAATGCCTGTTATCCACGGGCGGCAAGAGTTACAAAGGCCGAAACTGTATTGCTTCCCTTGTAAGGTGTGATTGCACTTTTCATTCTTGGCTGACCGTCAAACCAAGTACGGAAACGGAAGGTTGTTTGGTTGTAGTCGAATTTAAGATGGATTGAATTGGCTGACTCAATGCCACCCTTATTAGCTGCCCAATAAGTAGACCAATCAGCAAGGATGATATCACCTTTTGTTCCAAGTGTGGCGCATTGCTCAACAAAAACAATTGGGATCCCAAGTAGTGTTCCGGCAACCTCAGAAGTTGGGTCTTGAGAAGGAACATAAACAGGCATGACAGAGCCACCAGTACCAACAGGGAGCGAGAGAGTATAAAGCTGTGGCTCAATATCCTGGTTGGCAACCCATATAACGCTTGCACGATTACGGGTTCTGATTCTTGCTTTCATATTAACAAGGTTCTGAAAAACAATAGTTTTTGCCGGTTGTGCCGCCTCTTTCGCAACAGTTACAAGTGCGGGGGCGGTCAAAACGCCCATCGCTTCGCCAGCGCCGCTACCATTTATCGCTAAGTCCTGGCCCTTGAAAGCAAATTCCATATCAAACAACTCTGCCATTTCACCCTGAAGGATAGGGGCGTTGTTCAAGATTTCATCAGAAGCAAAATACATACCCGTTAAACGCTTTGGTTCAATACGGATTTTTTCAAACTTGGTTTTGCTTTGAGTCATCAAGGCAAGCTCTTTGTCGGTGTAAACACGGACACCACCACCCCGGGAACCATTAACACGGCTTGTTTCGTCAATGCCTACAAGCTCAACAAATTGGCTCATGCCGATGTCACGGTTTGCAGCACGGGAGAGGATCGCACTATTATTGAAACCGTTTGTGATAAGGTCGATTGACGTTTCGCCCTGAAGTAAAAAGCCTCCATCTTCGCCAACTGCCTCAACATGACCACCAGTACCGGCAGCACGTTTTTCAGCAATAACTTTTTCACGTTTGATCATAGAATCAAAGCGGCCCCTGGCCTCTTGTTCTGCCGCGCCACCTTCACGCTTTGACATGGTGGCGATATCAACCATCTGAGCGCCAAGCGGGGCATTGCCGCGATAAATTTTTTGGTCTTGAACATCGGCATCACGGAAATCAGGGTTGCTATCGCCATCGCCTGTTGGCGCATCGCCATTGGTATTTTCAAGTTGGCGTGCCTCAAGTTCTTCGAACTCTTGAAGCTCAACAATATCAAGCTCAAGTTGTTTAAGTTCGACAACGTCAGCATCTTTTAACCCCCTGGCCTCTTTGGTTCTGGCCTCGGCTGTTAAGTCCATGAAAGCACGGATTGCTACCAGTAATTCTTTTTTTCTTTTTAACATCGCTGCAAGGTTCATAGTTATTGACCCCCTATGTTTGCAATTAATAATTCAAGTTCAATATCTTCATTTTCAGCGGTCACGCTGATTTCATCGGCGTTAACGCCGTTGTTTCTAAATGTTTCCAAGTTGCGAAGCGCAACAGTTGTATCTGGATAGGCCGGAAAAGCGACAAAGGAGAAATCAAACAACTCTCCTATCTTGGTTATCGTTCTCACATCCTTACCATCTATCGTTTCCCATATGTCATCTTGGACAGTAAAGCCAAAAGACATATCCTGAACAATGTTTCTGTCGATGGCCTCAACAAGATCATCGGCGTATGATGGAAGGTCATTTAATTCAATGTGAACACCGTTCTTATCCTCATTGACTGACATACCACCGGCTGACATTCTACCGATGGGCAAAGTATTTGAATCATGGTTCCATAATACTCTTGCATCAGATATTTTAAGTGCTTCAGTCGCGGCACCAGGCTTGATAATCTCAATAAATCCCATGTCATCGGAGCGTTTGCCATAAACAATCGGTGAACCGGCAAGCGTTACCTTTCCGGTATCGTCTTTTGTTGCCCTAAACTCAATCTTCAGTGCTCTCTTTTCTATTTCTTTTTTCATATCAAAACCCTTTACCCTGGCATTAAAAAACAATCACAACCACCGTGGATTGGTGGAAAAAGTGTGTTACTCTTGACTTTCAAAGGCATGTCTGCACCGGGGGGGTCAAACTCTGTCCCGCCTTGCAAGAAAAAACCACCAGGCCTAACTCGCATACCCTCAAGGCCTCGGCAGAATGGACAGTTTTCCTCTGTTCGCAATGACCATACTGAACCAGCCCCGACTGAAGCAAACGCGAAGGCCGCGACCGCATTACCAGCACCAAACCCCGTTTCTTTTTCAACTTTCACGGCCCTTTTGTTTTGCCATTGTTCAGTACGTTCAACTATTGGCGTAAAG